CTGCTGTCGCTGCTCTTGCTGCATCGCCTTGAACTCCTCCGACTTTGGGTCAAGGGGGACGCCAGGGGGCGTGCCAAAGAGGTAGGGTAGGTCAGCTATTGTCGCTTTCTGTGCTGCTCTCACTTGTGGTAACACACGAAATTCCACTTCTTCGGGGTCTGCTGCACCACCCCCCAGTAATGCCGCAAGTGTCCGCTGCTTGTGGCGTTTCCGCAATTCCGCGGTGCGTTGTCCTACATCATAAGGTAGTTGATTTTGTAAGGCAGTAATGCCCGCACGAGCAGTCGGGGTCATCTCTGCTTCTAGCTCAGGGTCGAATATCTCCTGTCTATGTGCTGGAGTATGTTGAGGCATATTTACCCTCCCTTACCGAGGCTCTTAATCATGGCTTGGGTTATCTGAGGCTGGTTGCCTTTAGTCTGCCCAGGTGGATTAGGATGAGCACCCATGAATATCTCGATAGCCCTTATTGCCTGTTCCGCAGCCATTATCGCAGCCTGATTGATTACGTCTACATCATTGTTGCGTTGCGTCATCGTACCACCTGTCCCGATGGGACGCTTGTTGCCCCACCGCCTGGACTACTTAGTCTACGCCCTAATACGCTAATGCCCCCCTGTCCTTGGGGAAAGACGGAGGGCTGTCCCGCAGCCGAAGCAGTCCTTGCCGACTGGTTATTTGCCTGTCCCAATATGGGCATCTGTGCCTGCCCTGGTAGGAACTGACCTCCATTGCCCCCAGGCATCTGCGGACTACCCGTTAGAGACGTTGCCTCGGCTAGCTGGCTGATGAGCCCCATACGTTCTAGGGCTATTGCCATCTGCTGCTGTAATATCTCAGGGCTATTGAGCATACGCTCGGCATTCATCTGCATCTGTTCCTCTAGCGGGTTGAGGATTCCAGCCCTACGCTGTGCTTCATACAGAGAAATCATCTGTGCCTGATATAGCCTCATGGCAAGGAGTGCCCTGCGCTCTGACTCTTCGGGAGCCTCTGCGGTGAGGGACACCTTGTTCTCATAGTATCCCTTTACATCATCTGGGCCTATTGTCTGGTCGAAGTTGTGGACTTCAGAGCGGGCATGTACGGTGACACGACCTCTCGCCTTAAACTCGACCAGCATTGCGCGCTTGGAGTTTATCTGTTCGATAGCTCTCGCCATGCCAGATGCGACGCCCTGGAAGACAAGACGGCCCATCCCTGCGAGGACGCTAATGCCAAACCCTGACGATACCCCCTTGGGTCTAACGCCGCGTATTACATTGGGGAAGGTTGCCTCCTCAATGGAAGTCTGGACGATATTAAGTGCCAACAGGATTTCCTGTGGTGGCGTAACCTTTGGAGACTCTCTGACCTCCACGCCAGGGGGGATGACGTTGAGACCTCCAAAGACCTCGTAGTCCTCGGAGGTCTTCGTAGCCTGTGATAACGGCCCGTGAAAGTCCAGAGTCCTCCACGCATACTGCCTTACCTGTGCTTCATAGGCAGTAAGCAGTCTAGCCTCTTCGTCCAATAGTGCGTGGACGGGGCTGAGGATGCCCCGATACCGTCGTTGCGGAGTGCCTTCATTCCAGTCCAATGAGTTGTTGGGGTGAACCATCGTATAGGGAAGGTGCCCATAGCCATGCTTCAGTGGGCCTCGTATCCACATGCCGCCTGCAATGACTCCATACCATTCCTCGTCCCAGTATTCCAGCCAGTCGGTCATGGCGTTGTCCATGCTGCCCGCCCATTCGGGATAACGGTTCTTCAGCCATTTGGTGTTGGTCTGGTAGAACTCGATGACCCACTTGACCCTTATCTTGGAGTCATCCCACAGCATGTCCTTGGGGTTGGGATTGGAGTCCTCGAAGGGGAAGGCAATGTTGCGGGCTTCCATGAAGTCCTTGAGGGCTTCTTTGTAGTCCTCTTCGTTGCCGAAGTCATCAAGTACGGGGGCGTTGGGCCATTTGTCGGCGTTCCACATACTCTTTATCCAGCCAACGCCGTAAATAAAGGCATGTTTTACCGCGGTCTCTTTCACGGGGTCTTTCATGGACAGCCAAGCACCCTCGTAGAACTTCTTGAGGCGTTCTGCCCTCGCCCGCGCTCTAGGTGAGGCCAGGGGCACGTCTATCGTGAGGTTATTGGTGTCTACGTGGTCGGATGCCACATTAACAATAGCAGTGGCAGTCGCAGGGCGCACAGGGTCAAAGCCCTGGGGCGCAGGAACGGGATTGAGGCCGAAGTAATAGTCCTCTTCAGACCTGCACTGGTCGTGGAAGGGCTTATAGTAGAGTTGGTTTTGGACTTTGAGGTCTAAAACAGACTCAATGGTAGGGGCATCTCTATACCCCTCGTCGTCTGGGAGGCCAGCAACCCAGTTATCGTTGCCATTAACGCGGTCAGCTACTGATACTACCATTGACCACCTTCTTAATCGCCAAGTCTAACACGGATAATGCTGCAAGTGTTAACATCGACTTGTTCTCACCGCTTCACACCCCTATTCTCTCTTGCCGTTCCTTCATCTTATCAACCTGTCGGTTGTGCATGAACTTCTTGCCGAAGCCAGTGCTGCCCGATGCAGCCTCTTCTTGGGTTGGCAAGTACCTTCTGCTATTGGTTCCTCGGTATATCATCACATCATGCGCTGGTTCACATGCTTCCAGCCCCAGTGCCATTGCGAACACTTCATCGTCATGCTCTCCTGGGGGGGCATCTGCCCTATAGTTTCCTCCTGCGGTCTTGCGGTACTGGAAAGCCCTCAGTTGTCGTAATAGGCTTGTGACAGGAGGGAAGGATACTGTCTGCCTCTCAAGGGATACGGCTACGGCATTCAACAGGTGTTCCCTGCTCTGTTGGTTGATTATGAAGGGTTCCACGGGCAACCCCATCTCCGATAGCTCTTGAGAGAATATATCACCGCCCATACCTGTTGCATCCATGATAAGGCGTTCTGCTTGCCATTCGTTGACTATATGCGCTACGGCCTCTCGTTGTATTATCCAAGACTCTCCTGCATCCCAAGAACGGTGAAAAACTAATTTACGCTCATTGGTATCAAATATATGGAGAACCGAAGCGTCAACCTTGCGTCCAAGGTCAAGGCCCGCAACATACCTAGCCCCAGGTATAGGTGAAGGGAGTAAGTCTCCCGCAGTGCAGGCATCTACATTGGCAAAATACCCAGCCGATGCGGAGAACTCAGCAAGATACAGACGCCGCCACGCTGCGTCCGTGAGGACTTCTCTGTCGTCCTCAATCTCCGCAAGTTGCTCTTTAGTGAGCATAGGATTCTCGAAGGCAGTGTTCTTAAAGGCTTGATAATCGACTCTCCCCCTCTCTGCCATGAGGTACAGCTTGCGGAACCAGTGGTCGGCGTGCATGGAGGGTATGCCCTCAAAGATAGCACGGCTCATCCTATCGGGGGTTCTCAGGGTTGGCAGCATCTTCTCAAATGCACGGTCTGATATGTCCTGAGACTCGTTGACCCACAGGAAGTCCAGGCCGACGGACTGTAGGTTCTCAGGGTCATGTCCCGACTTTATCTCAATGAATCCCCAGGGCCTTACCTCGGAACCATTGAGATATACAAACATCTCGTTTTGGTGGAAGTTGGCAGGGGCAGCGAGCCCTGTGGGGGGTATCAGCGTTAGGAGTTCGTTCCAAGTCTGTCTTGCCTGGGGGAAGCTGGGAACGACTATCCATCCGTGCCAAGGGGGGACTAGGGCGGGGTTGGCGGGTACGGACAAGTCCTCAGCATATCTGCGGAGCATCTCATAGAGTGCCTGACGGGACTTACCGAACCTTCGAGCGGTCTCAACGACCTTGAACCGTGCCTCCGATTCATGGAAGCTGACCTGTCCAGCATGAGGAGAATACCCCCCTAAGTCAATATCAGGCAATAGGTATCAAGCTCCACTGTATTCGGGCATCGTGGTACTCACACTGATGCACTAACGTAGGCCAGTCTATCGTGCAATGAGAGCCGTTCCCCTCGAACAAGGGCTCCTCAGAGTCGTATGGTGGCGTCACCGACAGCACAATCCTGACCACACCTTCCCCCACCGCTATGTTCATAATGCCCTGAGACGGGTTAGTCCACTGATTCACCAGACACCTCGATTACTCCCTCGACATCTCTTTCATAGCCGTCCTTATGTATAGGGTTGCTACGCCCCGTGTTAAACATGTTGACACTCGCAGCATTGATGTATGTATGACTACCCCCAAACATGGTGCCTTGGTCGGGGCTCTTCCTGGCCGAATGCAGGTCATACAGCAGCTTTAGGGAGTCCACCCTGCTCTTACCATCAAGTTTCTGCGGATTATCGGGGTGTACAAAGTCCTGAAGGGTCTGAGCGGCTAACACAAGAGAGTCTATAGACATGTACCGTGCAATACGCACCCCCGTCCACTCCCTCGTCTCATACGCCTCCTTGAAATAGGGGTTCTTCATCATCCGCCCATAATGATACTGAGGACTGAAACCAAGAGCCACAGAGGTCGCCTGTGCATTCCGATGATAAGCAAACATCGCCAACCACTTCTTCTCCCTCGGCGTGAACCTAGCCCAACCCCTGAGACTCTCTAACTCCTCCTCATCCATCGCTAGTATCTCTTCCTTCACCTGCTTACTAGCCGACGCCAAAAGTGCTGGATGCTGTGTTGTACTACGCTTAGGCATCTCCCATCCCCTCCTTCAACTGCTACCCACCCACAATATATCCTCACATATAACCTAGTCAACCCACCCCCCACCTTCGCCCTATCCTAGTGCCTACAACCCCAATCCCATAGCAAGAACTAAAACACTAACATTATGTCAAGTAAATCCATAGCTACACTTTACATAACATTATAAAAAACCCTTTGAGAATAATTTTATCCACTCCGTAATGTGCTGCCTTAACCACCCTACCCCCGACCTCAAACGGCAGGGTATCGTGAGGGATTTCACACTAGGCATGAATGATACATGGTATCAATACAGTCATGGTCGTGCCTAGCATGTCGCTGTGCCTGCGACGCCTATCAGTCGTCGTTGTGCCTACCATAGGACGACGCCTAGCATGGGGATGCTGCCTAGACGTAGGGGTTAGGCATGGGAGATACCAGCTGTATCTGGGCATAGTGCCCTTTACCTACGGTACTTGGTGTGTTGTGACTGATGGTAGGACGGGGATAGCAGGGGATGCCAAGAGGGCGGGAAGTAGGGTTGAGAATGCGACATGGGCAAGGACGGGGTAAGGGGTTAGCTATTGGGCAGGCAATATACCCTACTACGTAGGGATATTGAAGGTGGGAGGGTAAACGAGTTTTTGCAGGGCGGTTTTCGTGCCTATTTTACTCGTCAAAATCATTGAAGTTCAGTTCATCCTTCTCAGGCGTGATTAGTCACGGAATTAAAAAGCTTGACAGACGACGACGACGGTGATAAGCTAGGCACAATTCAGCCATGAAGCAGGGCGAAACTCCACAAGCTTCACAGTCCCTCAAGGACAAGAGAAGGCAACCGCAGGTTTTAAAGGGCACAAGGTTTACACCCTGCACAGGTTAAAAGTCCTGTAGTGGCACCTAGTGAGATAGTCGAGGGAACGTATCTGGACACGGGGCTATCAAATCCCCTCTGAGGTACGAAGTTATATGCACCCGCTAGCTAGTACACGAAAGGACAGCTAGGAAAAGGACTGTAACGACAATACGCGGATTCTGTGCTTGAACGCGGGCGTATGCCGTAGGCATCGGCATACGTCCGTCATCTAGCAAAGAATTTGCTGGAGAAAAGGGGCCAAAATGTTGACTTGTGAGAAGATTCGAAAGGCTCAGAATGGGACGTCCTACGAATGCCAGAACGATTTCTGGCTACTAAGCACGAAAGGCCAGCCCCTATGCTGGCCTTGTTACACGGGGAATAAAAGCGTACTTCAAGACTGGGAGAAGAAAAATGGCAATAGCTAGAATCCTACTCTGCCCAAATTGTGGCAACACCCAGACCGTTAACGATACCAGACTACGATTATGCCAATCCAGAAAGTGTAGGCGTGCCTAGAGTTCAATTCTGAACATCTGCCCATGCGCAATCATGGGCAGTTTCCAGCATTGAAATGCTGAGAATGTCGGTGAAGGGAGTCCAATGGCTAGTAGGGCACAGTATGAGGAAATAGCTTCCTCAATCATCAAAGCTTTGGAAAGGGGAAGCGTACCCTGGCAAAAACCATGGCCCGATATTCCAGACTTGCAAAGGCATCCACATAATGCCAACACGGGGTCGCGATACAAGGGGTTGAACCCTTGGGTACTGCAAGCCGTAGCCG